CATGGACATCTTCTGAGCACATGGATCTTGCTTCTGGCAAGGTATTAAAGATTAATGGAACTGAAGTTCTGTCAGCAACACAGTACACTGGAAATGCTGCAACAGTTACAAATGGTATTACTACAGCAAGCAAGATCTCAGCACTTGCTGCAACATCATCTTCAGAACTTGCAGGAGTTATTTCAGACGAGACAGGAACAGGCGCATTAGTATTTGCTAATACACCAACTCTTGTTACTCCAGAAATTGGAGCAGCAACAGGTACAAGCCTTGCTCTTCCAGATGCTCTTATTGGATCTGCAACAGGAACTGCTGCTGCAACTGCAACAACTATTGATACATGGTCAGCAACAACATACTCAAGCGCTAAATATATCGTACAAATGAAAAAGGGTACTGATATTGAAGTAATTGAATTGCTTGTTACTATTGATGGATCAAATAACGTTTACTTAACAGAGTATGCTGATGTAGTTAGCAATGCTGAACTAGGCACAACAAACGCTGTTTACAGTGCTGGAAATGTTCTTCTTCAAGTAACTGGCGCATCTGCAGATACAAGCGTTAAAGTAAGCAAGACATACATCGAAGCATAACAAATAAAAAGTAGGGGGTAGTAAATGCCAACAACAGATAAAGACTTCAAGGTCAAGAATGGCTTAAATGTAGCCACAACAGGCATCTTTGGAGGAACTGTTACAGTTGCTACCCCAACTCAAAATACTCACGCAGCAACTAAGTTGTACGTTGATACGGTTGCTGGAAATGCAAACGTTGTCCCAACGGAAGCAACTGCACCTCTTAATCCAGTAGATGGACAAATATATTTTGATACAGTTACGCAACATCTTTCAATATATTCAACGGATGCTGCAGAATGGATTATGATTGCTACTTTTGATGATACTGCAAACTTGAGACAACATATTCACGATACTGCAATTGATGGAACGGGACTTATTACTACTGTTTTTCAAGATGCAGGAGCATATGACGATGTGTTTTCTTCAACACAAATTGCAGGATTCTATGACACAGTAGAGTGGTTAACTAGTTATGATGGCGGAAGTCCGTTAGATAACTTTAATTAATCATATGTTATAATAAAGAAAGAATAAAATCTAGGGGGATTAAATTATGGCAACAAGAATGCAGCAGAGAAGGGGTACTGCAGCACAATGGGTATCAACAAATAGTGGCAATGGCCCAATCCTTGCAGCCGGAGAAATCGGTTACGAGTCAGATACTAATAAATTTAAAATTGGTGATGGCACCAACCACTGGCTAAACCTTGATTACTTCATAGACGCAGACAGTACAACAAACCCCCAATTTGGCTCAAACATTAAATTTGAAGGTGCTACAGCAAATGCTTTTGAAACCACCCTAGCAGTAGTAGACCCTACAGCAGACCGTACCATCACTCTTCCAGATGCAACAGGAACAGTCGTTTTGGCCGACGGTAGTGGAAATGTTACAGTATCAGGGGATTTAACAGTAAGTGGTACAACTACTACTATTAACAGCACAACAATTAATGCTACAACAGGAATTGTTTTTGAAGGTGCAACAGCAGATGCATATGAAACTACTTTAACAGTAGCAGACCCTACAGCAGATCGTACTATCACTTTTCCAAACGCTACAGGAACAGTAGCATTAATGTCAGAAGTTTTACCATTAGGTGGCGGAACAATGACTGGCGCACTTGCAATGGGATCAAATAATCTTAGTGGATTACCAACTCCTTCCGCAAACGATCATCCAGCAACAAAAGGTTATGTAGATACAACATTTTTTCCATTAACAGGTGGAACGATAAGTGGAAATCTTACATTTGAAGGCGCAACAGCAAATGATTTTGAAACTACCATATCAGTATCAGACCCTACAGCAGATCGTGCTATTAATTTTCCAGATGCAACAGGAACAGTAGCATTAACTTCAGACATTCCATCAGTTGCTGGAATGGTAACAGAATCTGGAACTCAAACACTTACAAACAAGACTTTAACACTACCAAAGGTTAATGAGAACGTAGATTTAACATCAACTTCTTCAGAACTTAATATTCTTGATGGAGCAACTCTTTCAACTACAGAATTAAACTATGTAGATGGTGTAACTTCAGCCATTCAAACACAATTAGATGCTAAAGCACCACTAGCCTCTCCTACATTCACAGGAACTGTAACACTTCCTTCAGGAACCGTTACATCTGCAATGATTGCTGATGGAACAATTGTTGTTGGAGATTTAGCAGATGGTGCAGTTACTTCTGCAAAAATTCTTGATGGAACAATTATTAATGCTGATATTAACGCATCTGCTGCAATTGACTGGACCAAACTTGGTATCTCTTCAACCGTATCTTCAACAGAAATTGGATATGTTGATGGAGTAACTTCAGCCATTCAAACACAGTTAGACGCTAAGGCTTCTCTTTCAGGAGCAACATTTGTAGGCGCAGTATCTGGAACAGACTTAACGCTTTCTGGAAACTTAACGATTAATGGAACTACAACAAATCTTAATTCAACTAACCTTGTTATTGAAGACAAAAACATTGTTCTTGGAGATACAGGAACTCCTACTGATACAACTGCAGATGGCGGAGGTATTACACTTAAAGGCGCAACAGATAAGACTTTTAACTGGGTAGATGCTACAGATTCTTGGACATCCTCTGAGAACATTAACCTTGCTTCAGGAAAAGATTTAAAGGTTAACGGAACTTCAGTTCTTAGCACAACTGCTGGTGGATTTATTTTTACCGACGGTACACAAACAAAAGAAGGAACTCCTTCAAGAACACCAATTATTCAAAAAACAGCAGAATACACTCTTTCATCACTAACAGAGAGAGACTCTTTAATTGAAGTTTCACATACAGGTGGAACTGCAGTTAAGGTTTTAATCCCAACAGATGCTACACTTAATTATCCAGTCGGAACATCAATTGATATTCTTCGAACAAATACTGGCGAAGTGACAATTGAAGCAGTAACACCAGTAACAACAACAGTAAATGGAACTCCTGGATTAAAACTTCGTGCACAATGGTCATCAGTAACATTGTTTAAGAGAGCAGCAAATCTTTGGGTTGTAATGGGAGATTTAAAAGCATAATAAAAATGGGGGAATACAATGGCAATACAAAGAGGTAAAGATCGTGGTGTTAGAAAAGCATCTGTTCCAGATGTGGTTACTGTTGCAAGAACAACAGCACAGGCATCAATTACTGCTCTTGGCTTCACCTATACAGAAACAGCAGAAACAACTGGAGATGCTGGATTAGATCAAAAAATTAAAACACAGAGTATTGCTGCAGGAACAGTGTCAAATCTAGGAACAAATATTGAATTAGTTTATTATAATTATGTATATCCTGGCTTTAGTCACTATGCTGGCTTTGCTCACTATGCTGGCTTTGGCCACTACGGTGGCTTCTATCATGGCTTTGGTCACTATGCTGGCTTTGCTCACTATGCTGGCTTTGGCCACTATGCTGGCTTTGCTCACTATGCTGGCTTTGGCCATCATTATGACCCTTACTTTATGTCAGTTTCTGGAAATACTGGAATTTTGACAATTAATGGCAGAAAAAATGCAGCAGATATTGAGGTTGGAGATGTTCTTGTTGGTTTAGATTTTGCTGGAACTGAAAATATAGATCCAAATACATGGAGCACTACAAATTTTACAGATAATGGAAAAGTTCAAACCACTGTTGTTTCAGTAAACAGCAGAACGACTACACATGCATATCAAATAAATGGTGACATTTATTCTGAAACACATTGGATTTTATGTAAAAAAGACGATGTTGTAAAATTTAAACTTGCAAAAGATTTATCTATAGATTATGAAATTTATTCAGCAACTGACTCTACTTGGGCTCCAGTCCTAGACTTTGAAGAAATTGATTTTATAGATATGGTTTATTCCATAAACTGCGAGCCATATGATAATTTCTTTACAGAAAACATGCTTGTTTTTGACTATAATCCGTCAACAGATTGATTATAAGTGAAAACTCCAAATCACGAGCACTACCCTAAACCAGAAAAATATTCTATGGAAATTAAACATGTTTCTTTAGATAAAAAAAATGTAAATACTCCATTTTTAATTAGTCCAAGAATTGCTGAAAGAACTTATATTTTTTCAGAAAAGGTAAGGCTAGAAGAAAAAGTAAATCCAACAAACAACTATCAGGTAGAATGGCAAAAAGAGTATGAAAATGATTTAGAAATTTTTGTTCCACAAAATAGATGGGTTCATGAAGTTACTAGAAAGCCAGAGTTGGTTGATAAATCAAAATATAAAATTACATTAGATGCAGACATAAAATTGCAGGGGTCACAAGAAGGGCTTCAATTACTCAGCAGAACGCTTCTCCCCTATGTTGAAAAAACAAAAGATTTTAATAAAGAATTTTTACATTACTATAATTCAAACAAAGAAAAGTATCTTGAGCCTTCATATAGTTGGATATTTAGATGGACTCCAAAAAATGCTTGCAAATTGTATTTTTATTCAGATGAAGGAATAGAGAATGAAACACTAACAAAAACTCCTTATGCTATAATTGATTACAATGGAGAAGATGAAAATGTAAAAATTCCTTTTTTAATTAATAAGGAGTTTTTTCCAAAAAGAACATACATTAAGCATGATTCTGTTATACTATATATGGAAATGGAATAAATATGAAAAAAAAAGCAAAAATAGCATTTATACCAAAAACAGAATATGTTCCAGCATACTGTCCAAAACCAGAACTAATGTCAAAAAATTTGCCAATATGGTGGAGAGAACAGTCTGCATACGTTAATGGCAAAAAAGAAATAAATAATGGTCAATTTAATGAAACAGTAAAAAAATGTCCAGGAATTTTTGATTTATTGACTAGTGGATATCTTTTAAAAACTCCGTGCGATGTTCATATTGACGCAACAGGAGATAAGATTGTTGCAAAATATCATGATACTCATAATTTATCTTTTGGACTTCACCCAAGTGAACAAATAAGTTCTTGGGACTATGATAGAAATATTTTTATGAATGATGCATTTAGAATAAACCCAATGTGGGTTGTAAAAACACCACCAGGATATAGTACTTTATTTTTACACCCTTCCTTTCAGGATGGACTTCCATTTAGAACAGTTTCTGCAATTATAGACACTGATAAGTATGTTTCAGATGGACCATACTCTTTATTAGTTAGGCGTGGATTTGTTGGAATGATTGATCAAGGAACTCCACTTGTACAGTGTATTCCTTTTAAAAGGGAAGAGTTTAGTATGGAAATATTACAAAATCCAGATTTAACTGTTTTTGGACCACTAAATTATATCATTCGGGCTAAATTTAGTGGATCTTATAAAAAGTTTTTACATAGCAAAAAGGTTTACAAGTAGTGGATAAACAAGAGTTTTTATATAATAAAAAAGAAAATGTAGAAGATCTTACGGTTGATTTTTGGACCTCAGATGCATATATTAATACAACCTTGTCACCAGTTCCAGCAATTGATAATCTTCCAAAATGGTGGAAAGATAGGCCACTGTATCAACTTTCAGACAATCCATTAGATTTAATGGTTACAAATAATAATGGAGCAGATTCAGCAAATATTAGTATTAAACATTGTATGCCTTATTTTGATTCTTTAACTGCCGGATATCATTATAGGCTACCAACTAATGTTTATGTTAAAAAAACAGAAGATCCTAATAAGCCAGACATTACCTGGGACGAAGATGATCCAAGACCAATAGAAATGAGAGGAATGCTTGAAATTCCAGTTCCTAGTGGCTGCTATCCCATTCACTTCCTATGGGATATGAGATGGGGTACACGAACTCCTAAAGGATGGTCAGTGTTAATTACTCATCCACTTGGAAGATGGGATTTGCCATTTATTACAATGACAGCGATTCAAGATTCTGATAGATGGTTTACTAATAATGTTGTAACATTTTTTCTTAGAAAAGATTTTGAGGGAACGATTCCAAAAGGAACTCCAATCATGAGTTTAGTACCAATGAAAAGAGCAAATTGGCAAATGAATATAGACCATAGTATAATGAATGAAGGAACTTGGGATCTAGAAAGAAAAAGAAACTATCTTTATGGATTTTATAAAAAACATCGATGGATAAGAAAGAAATATAGGTGAAACATGTACGGGAATAAAGAACAAAATAGTAATAGTAAATCTAAAATACCTCAAAAGTTTTTCGAAAGGTTTTTAGATAATGATTTAAAACAACTAGAACGTTTTTTAATTGAACAGTATAAAAGAATTGAGGCTGGAGAATTAATAAAAGGTAATTTAAACCAAAATACACCTTGGGATTCTTCTGGTAGTCAAACAACAATTAATTGGAATAAGTACAATGCATTTCAATTTTATATTCCAGAAACGTATAAACTTTTTCAATCAGTTAGAGATATGACAATAGAGGCATGTGATTATTATGGATTAGACTTTAAAAAAGAAAAATTTATGGCTCAGTCTTGGTTTAATGTAAATTATAATCATATTGGAAAACTAGACTGGCATGAGCATGGTGGATCAGGTGCTCCATACTTTCATGGTTATTATTGTGTAAATGCAGAGCCATCAATAACACATTATAAAGTTTTCAATAAAGAAGTAGAAAATCATAACAAAAACAATCGTGCAATTTTATCAGAAACTGGACATCCACATGCAATGGGTGATTGGTCATGGGAAGGTCCAAGAATTACAATGGCATACGATGTTATTCCATTAAGATATATTCCTAAAGAATGGGAGCAACATTGGATACCTATGCTATAATTTTTTTATTACTATCGTTATTTTTATCTTTGTTTTTAGTTTTATTTAATTTAAAGTTAACCATAAAAGTTTTAAAAAAAGAAATATTAAGATATAAAAAAATAATTGTAAGTTATCAAACAAAAGAAGCAAATTTTAAAAATAATGCAGATTTATCTTTATATCAAAATATTAAAAAAAATATTGATGTTTTAAAAAATGATTTAATAGAAACAGATTTTAATAATTTTGATTCAATTAAAGAAGAAATAATTTTAGCATTAGAGGAAATAGATTATTATGCAATTGAAAAAAATGAATAATAAAAAAATTGCAGTTTATGGTGTTTGTAAAAATGAAGAAAAACACGTAAGGGGATGGTTTGAGTCTATTAAAGATGCTGATTATATATTGTTATTAGATACTGGTTCAACTGACAATACAGTTAAAATTGCAAAAGATTTAGGGATAGTAGTTTTAGAATGTATTATTGATTCATGGGATGAAACTCTTGCAAAAAATATTGCACTTTCTTTTATTCCAAAAAATATTGACTATTGTTTTATTTTAGATCTAGATCAAAGAGTTTTGACTAATAATTGGCTTGAAGTGGTTAATAGTTTAAAACAAGACTATGATGTATTGCTATTAAAATACTTTGATGACAATGGAATTGAGAAGGTTATTCAAATTAAACCAGGAATTCATTCTAGATTTAAAAATCAATGGATATCTTATAGGCCAAAACTTTTTAACAGCAAGCCTACATATGCTCAATGTAAAATTGATATAGATGTTTTAAATCTTCCTGGTGATTTTGATAGATATTCTAATAGGGATCAACTTTATTTAGATACATGTGATTTTTATTATTTAAAAAATAAAAAAATTTTTTATTACAATCTTGAACTAATAGCACAGTATGCTTTAAGTGCATATGAGGTTGAAGATTTTACAACAATGAATACATTGTTTGCTGATATTTTAACAATACTAAAAGAAAAAAAACATGAAGTAGTTAATTATCCAATACTTAAAAGTTTATTTATTGCAAAATCATTAGTTAATCCAGAAAATGCAGAAATTATTTTAAACCAGGCTGTGCAAGATTTTAATATTTTTGAAAAAGAAACTATTGAAGTAAGGCTTTGTATTTTAGAATATTTAAAAAATAATTCTTCATTATGTTTAAAATTAATTAGTAACATTAAAGAAATAACAAATTTATCAGAAGAAGACACTAAAATTGTTAATATATTAAAAAAATATTGTTCAGGCCATGAGTTATCTTTTGAAGAAAAACAATATATAGTCTTTTATCTTTCTTCATGCAAGTTAGGAAGGCTAAGACCAGAGTTAGCACAAAAAACTGTTGAATATTTTAGTAAGAGTTTTCAAAAAATAGGAGAATAATAAGATGATTGAGATTAAAATTGATAAGTCCTGTCAGTCATGGGGTCAGTGTATATTTGATGCACCAGAAATTTTTGATTTAGTTAATTCAGAAAGAAAAACATGGAAGTATTATGCAGATGATTCACTAGAAGAAAAAGTAAAAATTGCAACCAATCATTGTCCAAACGCAGCAATCTCATTTGAAAGGAAGCCTAATGAATAAATTTAAGTCTATTATTTGTTTTATGACAAAGCATAAAATTATAGAAGAAAAATGTCCATATACTTTGAAAACATATCAAAAATGTTTAAGATGTAATGCAAGTGGAATTAAAAAATAAAATCTCTACCTATTCTAAACATTGAGAGTTGTTATAAAATAAAAACTCTGCTATAATAAAACATATAATTAAATTTAAGGGGTATTATGTCTGACGTATTTTCTTTTCGTTTTTCTGATGATTTTGTAAACAAATATATAGAGATTGAGCCACCATTTGGCTTCAAAGATGCAGGTGGAAACTCATTAGGAGAGATCACCTTTGTCCGCACTTATTCTCGTGTTAAAGATGATGGAACTAAGGAAAGATGGTATGAGGTTTGTAAAAGAGTAATCGAGGGCATGTATTCAGTACAAAAGAATCACGCAAAAGAAAACAGACTGCCTTGGAATGACTATAAAGCACAAAAATCAGCACAAGAAGCATATGACCGTATGTTTAATCTTAAATGGACGCCTCCAGGAAGAGGTCTTTGGGCTTTTGGAACTCCAATGACAATGGAAAAGAAAAACTCTGCTTCTCTTCAGAACTGTGCAATGGTTTCAACAAGAGACATTGATCGTAACGATCCAGGATCTTTATTTGCTTGGGTTATGGATGCATTAATGCTTGGTATTGGAGTTGGATTTGACACGGTAGGTCAAGAAAAAGATCTATCTATCTATGCACCAACAGAACCAGCATCTGTATATGAAATCCCAGATACTCGTGAAGGATGGGTAGAATCTGTTAGACTTTTGCTTAATTCATTTTTGAGAGCAAATCAATCAATCCAAGAATTTAACTATGACTTGATCCGTCCTCTAGGAGCCCCAATTAAAGGCTTTGGTGGGGTTGCAAGCGGTCCAAAACCATTAATCGATCTACATACAATGATTCGTAAAGTAATTGGTTCTAGAGCAGGAGAGAAGTTAGATTCTAGGGCAATTGTAGATATTGTAAATCTTATTGGAACTTGTGTTGTTTCTGGCAATGTCCGTAGATCTGCAACACTTGCTCTTGGAAATCCAAACGATAAAGACTTTATTAATCTTAAAAACTCAGAACTATTTCCAGATCGTAACTCTTTTGATTCAGAAAATCCAGGATGGGCATGGATGAGTAATAATTCTATCTCTGCTGAAGTTGGAACTCATTATGAAGATTATGTGGATTTAATTGCAGATAACGGTGAGCCTGGTTTTATTTGGCTTGATGTTGCAAGAAATTATGGAAGACTAGCAGATCCAGCAGATGGAAAAGATTATCGTGTTATGGGTTTTAATCCTTGTGCGGAACAACCACTAGAGTCCTATGAACTTTGTACACTTGTTGAAGTTCATTTAAATCGTCACACAGATAAAGAAGATTTTATGCGTACACTAAAGTTTGCATATCTTTATGGAAAAACTGTAACATTACTTCCAACACATTGGCAAATTACAAACGGTATTATGCAAAGAAACCGCAGAATTGGAACATCTTTAACTGGAATTGCATCTTTCACTGATATAAATGGAATGCCAACAACCAGAGAGTGGATGGACGAAGGATATAAAAAGATTCGCCATTACGATAAGCAATATTCAGAATGGCTATGTGTTCGTGAGTCAATTCGTGTAACTACTGTAAAACCTTCAGGATCTGTCTCATTACTTTCTGGAGCATCTCCAGGAGTTCATTGGTCTGTTGGTGGAGAATATTTCTTACGTGCAATTCGTTTTGGAAATACAGATCCAATGTTGCATTTATTTAAAGCAGCAGGGTATAAAATTGAAGATGATTTAGTATCAGCAAATACTACAGTAGTATACTTCCCAGTATCTTCAGGACATCCAAGATCAGAGAAAGATGTAAGTTTGTTTGAAAAGATTGGTCTTGCTGCAACAACACAGAAGTATTGGTCAGACAATGGAGTATCTGTGACTTTATCTTTTGACAAAGAAACAGAAACAAAACATATTGCTCCAGCACTTCATATGTACGAGGGTCAATTAAAAGCAGTTTCATTCCTCCCAATGGGAAATAATACTTATCCACAACAGCCATACACACAAATTACTAAAGAAGAGTATGACGCTTATGTTGGAAAGATTGCTCATATTAATTTTGATGCAATTTATGACGGTATTGAGAATCTTGATTCTATTGGAGAAATGTATTGCACAACAGATTACTGTGAAATAAAATTAGAAACTAACAACTAAAATTAACCCTTAGTGTGGTAAAATAGAGTAATAATGAATATTGCCTCTAATTTATATGCCGAGAAAATTTTTGCCGAGCATCCGCTTGCAATTTGGCCATTAGATGATTCAGCAGATTACATATCTTTAATATCAGAAGCACAAAGAGATATTAGTACTTGGACTAAAACAGCAGGAACAGTTATTTCTGGATCAACTCCAGTTTTTAATGGACAAAACCAAATTCAACCATTTCCAGATAGTTATCGTAAAGTTTTTAGATCTACGCTTCCTGTTGCACCTTCAAATACGACATCTTATATAAAAAGTGCAAACCTAGTAAATTTTCAATCTTTAAATCCTACACTACAAACCTTTGCTTTAAGCACATACTACTATACAGCAAGTGCAAACATTGTTTCAATATCTATTGGTTATGAGTATGATGGAGGATCAGAGTTTAAAGATTTTACAATTATTAAATCAGAGGCTTGGACTCCAATTTCAGCAACATTTACTTTTCCAGATCTTGATAAAGAATTTAAATTTGTTATAAAAGTTGTTTCCTCTCCAGGAGGAGCAACTATTGCAGATTATAATATTCATTTTAATGGAATTACTGCAGGTCAACACAGTGAAGAGTTTAATGCAACATCATTAGGTCAAACAAAACTTTCAAGTCCAGCAACTATTAATTTATCTTTAGATGGAGTAGTTGAAGCAAATGCTTATGGTCTTAATGCAAATAGCGGATATTATGTTGTTGACAACAATTCTTTGGCTGGTAAAAATTTTGGTGTACCGCTTGTTTATGGATCAGACAGAGCAGTTCAGTTAATCCCACACTCAGAAATAATTGATTATAGAACTTGGGAACAGGTTGCTGAAGAAAGTTGGTCTTATTGGAAAAATACAGAAGACTCTTGGACAGATATAAATTATTTTGTAGATGAAGCAGATTTAATTGCAAATACTCAACCATCTTTTATTTTTCCAGGCTATGGATTTTTAAATGAATCTGGTAGACACAATGACTATACTTTGGAGGTTTGGCTACAGGCAGATGTAAATACATCAGATGCAAAAAGAATTTTGGGACCAATAGGATCAACAGATGGTTTATATGTAAAAGATTGTTTTTTAACTTTAGCAATTGATGGAAATTTTATTTCACATTTTGTTGGCGAATGGTATAGACCAATGCTTATTCATATTAAACTTATTAAAAATAAGGCAATTCTTTTAGTTAATGGTGAAGAGGTTGGATCATTAATATTTGATACATTGTTAATGAATCTTCCTTCACAATATGATGAAATACACACAACCGAAAGTAATGACTGGATTGCTTTCTATGCATATGAAACATATGTGGATCAAATTAAGATTGATTGTATTTCTTTATATCCATATTCTATTTCAACAAATGCAGCAAAAGTTCATTATATTTTAGGTCAGGGTATACCAACAACACCAGAAATTATAGATAATTATTATGGTGGATCAACAGTAGAAATAGACTATCCATTTGCAGGATATAGCAATAACGTTACATATCCAACTACAAGGTCTTGGGATTCTGGAATTGAGGATAATTTGATTCCTGGAATATCAACACTTAAAACCCCAGACTATCAATTGCCTAATTTTGTTCTACCTGAAAATAAAACTATAACTGAACTAGAGGCTGCTAATAAATTGATTCAAACCACAGGGTCAAAATTTTTTAGTTTAAAACCATCCGGAACCTGGGACACAAATTCTTATATATATTTTGAAAATCTTTCGTTTATTTCAAACACTATAGATTCTATTGTTGGAACATTTAAATTAACAGAAAGTCAAAATGCTATGTTCTTGTACATAACAGACGGAGTAAACAGTTTTGCCATTAAAAAAGAGTCTACTCTACTAAAATATGTTTTTACTTATGCTGGAGTTTCAACTACGATTAGATCACATACTTGTCCTGTTGGAATTTTTACTGCCGGAATTCAAATTTCAAAACTAATTGCAAACAATACAACAGGTGGTCTTGCTCAATTTTTTGCAAATCCAGGATCATTAAAACTATATATTGGAAGCCAACCAAATAAAGAAAATATGTTTACTGGAAATATATATAATGTTGGAATTAATACATACAAGCATACATCTTTTACGCTAGACTCATACTTCTACGATGATGGAACTTTTAATTTTGCAAACTCTACCATTAATCATGTTTCTAGTTATACCTTGTTTTCTTTTGAAGATTATGGAAAGTTTTTTATTGATATTTCAGTTTTTGGTTACTGGGAAGATTATATTCCACTATCAGTACTTGCAAAAGATGTTTTAGATGAAAACGAAGAAACTATAACAGATATTGATTTTATTCAGTTTAATATTGACTATCCATCACCATCTGAAGTAAAAGAAGAGGGAGACACCTATTGGGTAGACAATTCCGATTCATTAAATACTAACGATTCAAACGTAAGAGTATATGTTACTTTTCAAGATATTTCTCAAGGCATTACGCAGACAGACTCAGACTATGCAACAACAAACCCAGCAATTAAAAAAAGAATATTAAATTTAAATACTGAAGCAGATTGGCAAACTGAAAGGTTTGAAATTGTTGACAATTATTTAATTTATCCATCAAAAAATATTGACTTTAACACTATATCAATGGTTTACTCCATTAGGTTTAAAGTGTTTGGTATATTACATAATAAACTTTCTTTAAGAAAAATAGAGTTTGCAGCAAAAAGTTTAAATGCAAATGATTCAAATCCAGTAACAAGTAGATATGGAATAGATTTAATTCCATACAAATTGGCAAGTGGTGTTGCTGATTACAAAGGAGTAAATCCATATGTTATTGACAAAGAGAGTGTTCCATATTTATATCTTACAAGAAAAAGCGGGATCGAATTAAGAGACGGACTAAACAATTTAAGTCGTGGATTTAGTATTGACATTAATCCAGGCTTAGACCTTAAGTATTCTTTAAGTGCTATTCAAATGTTTATTAGGTCAGATTTATGGGCATTTCCTGAAGATCCAGTTTTAATATTTGAAATAGAGTATGCAAACGATACAATAGAATTTTATATTCAAGCAAACTCGTTGAATGCAGACAGAGCAACTATTTCTGCTAAAACAAAATCTGATGGCCTACCATTTACAGAATTGTATTATTATTTAGATGGACTTTATGTGGCAGAGCCAACTATGTCAATTCAAAGATGGGCAGTTCTAGGCATATCTTTTCCAGTTAACCTTAATTTAAACTCTTATAATGGAAAAATAAATTTAAAACATCTAATGACTTTTAATAACATATCTTTTTATAAAGGAACCAATTCACAACTTGAACAACAAATTTTGTTTAGAACGTGGGGAGAAATAAACGATCAAAATTGGAACTCTTGGGACGATTCAAATTGGGATAACGTTTTAGTTAAGAGTAGGGACAGTAGGTATATTGTTAATCCTGCAGAGGTTTATAAAAATTACGTTGGCACAAATAAAATTATTGTAGATGACAATGAAGGTATTTATATGGAGACTGACTATTTGAAGGTATTTAAAGACGCCACTTGGCAAAGTTCTATATCAACTGTAGCATAATATGGTATACTAATGGTTATGAGAGAGAAAAAACCAGGAGAAGTTGGTAAGTCCAAGATCAAACTTATTGAAAAAAACTATGACTGGGGTTTGTATTTTTGGGAAAAACCCAATGGCAAGGTTTTTGGAGACGGTCACGGAAACCTTTTAAACATTCCTGCACGTAAAGGTGATCTTGAAAAGATTATGGAATTACGCAAAGCAGCAGAATATTGGGGTCAGCCAGAAGGAAAACCAGTTTTTCATCCTGGTGTAAACCGTGTAAGCGAGATGGAATACTCTGAGCAGATTGCTAGAATGAAAGAAGGACTTATTCCTAATATGAATGATTTGGGTGCAGTCCATGCAGCACAGCAAACAATAAAGGAGCATGGTTCCGATGATTGATGAAGAAGAGTACTATCTTGGTGCAAGTATTGACAATCTTAAAGACAAAGATGATGAATTTAAAAAGAACGATCCTTTTAATAAAAACTGGGATTTTATTAAAAATTTAAACAATCTTGATCAAAATTTTAAAAGACGTACTTCTCGTAACATTGGTAAAGCAGTAGATCCAAATTCTGCATATTTAGATAGCGCAAATGCAGTTCAATCTGGAACAGACAATACAAAGTCAAAAGCAATAAATCCAGGAACAGCCGTTAGAAATGGTTATGGACTTTTTGATGTAATTACACCTCCTTACAACCTTTATGAATTAGCAAACTATTACGATACATCTTTTGCAAACCATGCTGCGATTGACGCTAAAGTAGAGAATGTTGTTGGTCTTGGTTATGATTTTGTTGTTTCTTCACGTACCATGCTAAAACTTGAAAACGTTGAGGACGAAAATTCTCTTGGCCGTGCTCGCAAAAGAATTGAAAGAGCAAAGATTGAAATGCGTGACTGGTTAGAAAACCTTAACGATGATGATAGTTTTACAAAAATTATGGAAAAAATTTATGTAGACGTACAAGCAACTGGAAACGGATACATGGAAGTTGGTCGAAAAGTAACAGGAGAGATTGGTTACATTGGTCACATTCCATCAACAACAATGCGTGTTCGCAGATTAAATGACGGATATGTTCAGATTATTCAGCCATCAGTTACATACTTTAGAAATTTTGGGGCAAAGAATCAAAATCCTGTAACAACAGATACGAGACCAAATGAGGTTATTCATTTTAAGCAATACTCTCCATTGAATACTTATTATGGAGTTCCAGATATTATTTCAGCCCTTGCTTCACTTATTGGTGATCAACTTGCGTCAAACTACAATATTGATTATTTTGAAAACAAGGCAGTGCCAAGATATGTTATTACACTTAAAGGTGCTAAGTTAAGTGCAGATGCAGAAGACAAAATGTTTAGATTTTTACAAACTGGCTTAAAGGGTCAGTCTCATAGAACCTTGTATATTCCACTTCCAGGAGATACTGAAAATAATAAGGTTCAGTTTGAAATGAAGCCAATCGAGAATGGTGTTCAAGAAGGATCTTTTAAAGAATACAGGCTTCAAAATAGAAATGATATTCTAGTGGCTCATCAGGTTCCATTGTCTAAATTGGGTGGTGGAGATTCTGGATCAATTGCCAACGCACTTGCACAAGATCGTACATTTAAAGAGCAAGTTTCTCGTCCAGCACAGAACGAAATATCAAAACTAATTAACAAAATTATTCGTGAAAAAACCGACATTCTTGAACTTAAATTTAACGAACTTACGCTTACTGATGAAATTTCTCAGTCTCAAATTCTTGAACGGTATGTAAAAACTCAAGTAATGATGCCAAATGAAGCAAGAGAGAAACTTGGATTACCAATGATTAAAGATGGAGACACTCCATTTGAAATGACTCCAAGACAGGCAACAGATGCTAGGGCAAACTTAGCAGGGAACAGAGAAAGAGATTCACAAAGAGCAAACAATAATTCTGATAGCCCATCTACAATTTCTGGAAGAAATGCACAAGGTGAAGGCAGATCTTCTAATTAATAAAAAGTATTAAAATAGTTGGTATAATAGTAAGGATATGGATATCATTAATAAAGCGCATTGGAAATCGGATGGCAACAATCTTAGATTGTCTATGCCAATCTCAAAGATTGATCAAGAGCGCAGAATTGTTTCGGGATTTGCAACTCTTGATAATTTAGACAAACAAAATGACATTGTAACAAGCGATGCAAGCATAAAAGCATTTGCTAAGTTTAAAGGAAATATAAGAGAAATGCATCAACCATCTGCAGTTGGCAAGATGGTTTCATTTAAAGAAGATAAGTACTTTGATGCCGACTCAAAAAAGTTTTACTCAGGAGTTTTTGTTTCTGCTTACGTTTCAAAAGGAGCACAAAATACATGGGAAAAGGTTCTTGATGGAACTCTTTCAGGATTTTCAATTGGTGGAATTATGAACAAATGGGATGATGGATATGATGAAAAGGTTGATCGCCCAATTAGAATTATTAAAGATTATGATTTATTTGAACTATCCCTTGTCGATAGTCCAGCAAATCAATTTGCTAGTGTTGTATCAATTGAAAAAGTTGACGGCGTAAACATTATGAAAGGCGATATTGCCGATTTAGCCGTAGAAAATGTTTTTTGGGATAAAGAATCTGGACTAATTATGATTTCAGATAATGATTTTGAATTAAGTCCTACAAGTGGAAGTCAAATGAAAAATATAGGTTTTGTTGAAAAGTCTGATACAGACAAAGATAAAATGATAAAGTTCTTAGTTGATAGTGCAAAAGGCATTAGTGCAATTAAGATGCAAAAGGAGGTAAGTCCTATGACAGAAGAGACAACAAACGTTGTTGATAATGTTGAGGTCGTACCAGAGGCAACTGAGACAGTTGTAACTAAAAGCGTAGATGCTGAAGTTGCAGAAACTGTTGCAGTTGAAACAAATGAGGCAGTTGTTGAAACTGAGATTGTTAAATCAGAAGAAGTTGTCGAGACTGTTGAAAAAACAGAAGAGATCGCTAAATCTGATGACACTGCAGTTGAAGCAATTGCTGAAATCAAGAATACTCTTGCTAATGCCTTTGGCGATCTAACAGCAATGGTTAAATCATTAAATGAAGAGACTGTATTAAACCTACAGGCTCAAATTGCTGATCTAAGTAAGTCAATCCAAAACATTTCCGGTGAGGTTAAAGAAGTTAAGGATTCTTACAATGAATTTGGAAAGAGAGTGGATGCTGTAGAGCAAGACACCGCTTTCCGCAAGTCTGGCGATCTCGGTGAGATTGTTCAGGAACCAGAAATGGTTCAAAAATCAATATGGGGCGGACGGTTCCTCACAGACTCCGACCTGTTTAAGTAGAAATTCACTTGGAGGTGAACAATATGTCAGAAGAAATCATTAAAAATCAACCAGG